TTAGGCCGTTTTGGTGTCTGCCTGGTGTCTGGCAGCTCTGAGTCGTCGCTGCTCGAACCGCTCCCGCTCGGCCTTCATGTGCTCGCTCATTCGCTTTGGAAGCGCGTCCAATTCCTCGTCCCACAAATGGCCGTAGATATCGAGCGTCATGGCAGCGGAACGGTGACCGAGCATTCTCTGCACGGTCTTAACATTTGCGCCGGAGTGAATTGCGAGCGACGCTGCGGTGTGGCGCAATTCGTACGTGTCGAGGTCGTCGAGCCCAGCCTTCTCGATTGCCTTCTCCCAGATCGGTCGCCATCGCGGCAAGGTCCATCCGCGACCGTCAGGCATGCGGAGGAGCCACTCCCCCCGGTCGCATCCCTCGGCCTCGTTCTCGAGATCCAGCAGTAGGTCGCCGCCGACTGGAACGTCACGGTGACGGCCGGTCTTGGTGTCATCGGCTCCCCCTTTCGCGTCGACGTCGCGAGAGACGCGGCATCGGCCGCGGATCGGGTCAAGGTCGCCAACCTGAAATCCGAACGCCTCGCCGGGTCGGACCCCCGTGTGCACGAGCACGTCGACGACCAGCTGCGCGCTGGTATGTGGCATCGCCTCCCGTAAACGATCGACCTCGACGACGGAGAGGTAGCGGCGCGTGGTCTCGCGCTGCCGAGGGGCGTCCTTCATCTTCACGGGGTTGGAGAGGATGATCCGCTCCTCGACAGCCGTCTCGAGGACGCCGTGGAGAACGATCATTACCTTGCGCAGGGACGACTCACCGAGCGGAAGCGAGTTCCCTTCCTCATCCGTGTAGCGGCCAGTGATCGTCGGTAGCCACGCCGCGACGGCATGGCGCGAGATCTCCGCACATGCAACGTCTCCCCAGCGCGGTTCGATGTGCTTCCACGCAGCCTGGTACCCATCGCGCAGCGACTTCGATTTCGCGGCTTTGGTCGACCACCAGGTCGGCCACACTTCGGCGACAGTGACTTCACGGTTCGCTTTCGCGATGTACGTTCCGTCGGCTTGCTCGGTGACCGTGCGGGCGATGAAAGTGTCGGCGGCATCCTTGCCGTCGAACGCCTTAGATACGCGCCGGCCATTCTCTTCCCAGCGCGCGAGCCATCGCTTCCCTTGCCCCCAGCGTTCGGTGCGGACCTTCTTGTACTTGACGTTGCCGTCGTCGTCGTGGCCGTCTGGGATCTTCTTGGTCCATCTGTCGTAGACCTGCGCCATTCGCCTACCTCCACTCGGTCCAGGCAGCCGAGACGTCAGCGCCGCTCGGACGGCCGCACATTGAGGTCAGCGCCTCCGCCGTCGCCCATCCTGCGATCGATCTCATCGAGAACCTGGCGACTCGTCGCGAGACGCAGTGCGGACTCGACTCCGACGCCCTCGATGTCCCCGGGCTCGAGGAAGCCGGTGCGAACGAGCTCGTCCCCCGCCTTCTTGCCATATGCACGCGACAGGGCGATGACGTTCTCCGCGCTGATCCGGCCCCGACTCAACTGGCGAAACAGGGTCGCCGGCGTGATTCCAGCCTTCTCGGCCGCGCCGTTCGTTGTGTCCGAGGTCAACTCCTCAAGCCACTCTTTGTGATCCATGTCTTGCATTTTGCATGACGCTGCGTAAGACGTCAACCTGGAAGTATCGCCGTCTTGACCGATTCAGCGGACTTACACGGTTGCAATTCGAGAGACCGTCTGGCAACTTGAAAGTCGTTCCCGCAAAACGCAAGGGGGTGTCCATGGACCACTTCACAGCCCGCCTCGAGCCTGGGCTCATCGACCGACTGAAGACGCATCACAGATTAGACACCGACTCGCAGCTCGCTGCGGCACTTCGGTGCACCGAGGACGACATCGAGTCGCTCAGAAATGGTGCAGAACCGACATACGTGACGATTCTCGCCATCGCAGCCATCACTGGACGTGAGTCACTCGACTTCGTCCGCCCAATCGTGAGGCAGGTCGCATGAGCGTCAAGGGGCGTGTCGACCTCGACCGCCTACTGACCTACGAGGAGGCCGGCGAAAAACTCGGGATCTCGGCAAAGGCGATGTCAGATATGGCGCGCCGTGGCGAGATCCCCCGGGTCGTCCTCTCGGAACGCAAGCACCGAATCCACCCGGACGATCTCGCCACGTACATCCAGAAGCGGCGTCGAGTCGCGTCCTGACCGGTCCGCTGTTGGCGCAGCTACCGGTCCCGCCCACACCCACATCGAAGGAGATAGGCGTGACAGATAGTAATGCACTCGCCCCGCACGGAGGCGAGTCCCCGTTCGATCAGCTCCGTCAGGTCCGTTCCGACCGCACAGAGTTCTGGTCCGCCCGCGACCTCATGCCCCTGCTCGGCTACGACCGGTGGGACCACGTTCCCGCCGTCATCGAACGAGCGAAGGCATCGGCTACCGCGACCGGGCACGAGGCCGACCACCTTTTCCGCCCCTCCACGGAAAAGTCTGGCGGCCGACCGCGAGAAAACTACGAGCTCGCGCGCTTCGCTTGCTACCTGGTGGCAATGAACGGGGATCCCCGCAAGCCGGAGGTTGCGGCGGCGCAGACGTACTTCGCGATTCGCACCCGCGAAGCCGAGACGCGCCCGGCGTCGGCGGCCCTGCCCGATCGGCGGGCGCTCGCGCTGATGGTCATCGAGGCCGAGGACGCGCGTGTACTCGCCGAGGCGAAGGCCGCCGAACTCGAGCCCGCCGCTGCTGCGTGGGAATCGCTCGCTGACGCCGAGGGTGACTACTCGCTCCGTGAGGCCGCGCAGATCCTCAGCCGCGACCCTGCGATCAACACCGGGCAGAACCGCCTCGCGAAGTCGCTTCGCGAGGTCGGCCTGCTCGACCGTCGCGGCGAGCCGTACCAGTCCCACATCAACCACGTTCGTCGCCGGCCGACGGCGTACACCCACCCGCACACCGGCGAGCCGAAGCTCTCATCTCAGCTGCGGATCACGGTCTCTGGGCTGCGCTACCTGCACGGGAAGCTCGGCGGCACGCGTCCGCTGCGCCTCGACGTCGCGACGGCATCGGGGGCACGGGCATGAACCACCACGTCGACGGCTCACTCGCCACCCTGCTTGAGCACGTCCCGCCGTCCCGGCAAGCCCGCGCCCTCATCGAGCACCACTCGTCGATCGCTGACGAGTTCGTGAACCAGATCGCAGCCGAGGAGCTCCTGGCCGCCGACGCGGTCCAGGCCGCGACGGCACTGGTAGGGCCACGGAACACGCCAGCCAATGCGGTTCGCGTCGACTACCAGCCTGACGGCCGCTTCCGGCTCGTCCGATCGGGCCTCGTCTGGACGGTCGAGGAAGAGGCCGCACCGGGGACCTTTGTCCAACGCGGCGGGCATTACCAGTCACGCGGGCCCGCGGCCTCGTACATCGACACGATTGTGGAGGCTGAGCGATGACCGAGCTGATCCGGCAGTACGCGATCCGCCTGCCCGACGGGAACCTGCTGGCCGAGCCGGAGCACGCCCCCACATGGAGGCGGCTCCTCTCGTCGGCCCCGGAACCCCGGACGGCAGTGTTCGACGACGAAGACGCTGCAGCCCGAGCGCTCGAGCAGATGCGTGAGACGGCTCGCCTGTTCGGCGTCACCAACCTCGGCGCGTACGTCGTCCCCCGAGTGGTCGCGGTCGGCCCCTGGGGCGACGTCGACATCACCCCCTCGATCGATGCGGTCGAGCGCCACGCGAACGGCGCCACCTAGACCTCCGTCGGCATAGGGAGCCGCCGACCAGCAACCAACCCATATCCACGCGAAACCCCACGTCGGGTTCTCGCGCGCCCCTTCACACCCTTTGGAGCCCAACCATGTTCGGTTTCACCCACCGCACCCCGGCCACCCCGGCCGACGCCATCGACACCACGAACGCCTGGCCCGACGAGATCGCGGGCGAGTTCGCCGCCGACCGCGACGGCGCGATCCTCGCGACCGCCGAGGCCGGCCGAGCCGGGATCGACCGCGCACAACGCCACCGGCGCGAGGCATGGCTCGCCGTGATCGTCCTCGGCATCGCCCTCGGCGGCATCGCCTGGGCAGGCGCGACCGCCGCGATCTCCTCGCCACTGGCAGGACTCACCGCATGACCGCCTCGACCGAGCCCCGGTTACCGACGACGCCGGAGTCGTCATGGAAGGCCTGCAGCCTCCACGAGTTTCGGCGTCACACCGGTAAGCGCGTCGTCTACCTCAGCGTCGCGACCGGCAAGCCGGCCGAGACCGGGATCGTCTCGCACGTCGACGACCGCTGGGTGTACGTCCACTACTCCGGCAGCCAGGGCCCGCTCGCCACCCACCCCGACAACCTGCGCCTGACGGGCGAACGCCGATGAGCGACAGCGGCATCGACGACATCGAGCGCGACCTGCTCGCCGAGACCCGCCTGCGCAGTGCCCACGCGCTGCTGATCGAACAGCGCCGCGCGAACGCCCACGCGATCGCCGCCGGCGCCCCCGTCATCGACTTCGAGGAGACCACCTGTGACTGAACTGCAGACCCGCAAGCCCACCGGGCGCCCACCGTTCCCGTTGATCCTGCTCGAGGGGCCGTCGAAGAGCGGCAAGACGTACGCCGCGGCCGAGCTGACCGCGAGCGAGCGTGTCGGCCGCGCGTTCTGGCTCGACCTCGGCGAAGGGTCGGCCGACGAGTACGGCGCGATCGAGGGCGCCGACTTCGAGATCGTCGTGCACAACGGCTCGTGGCCATCGATCTTCGCCGCCGTCGAGCAGGTGCACGCCGTCGCCGCGCAGGCCGCGGCCGCCGGGGATCCGCCGGTAATGCTCGTGTTCGACTCGATGACCACCGAGTGGGAGATGATCAAGGACTGGGTCAACCGCCGCGCGCGGCAGACGAAGGCCGCACAGAAGATCCTGCAGGACGACCCGGACGCCGACATCAAGGCCGGAAGCCTGTGGAACGACGGCGCCGACCGTCACGGCCAGCTGATGCGGCTACTCAAGACGTTCCCGGGCATCGCGGTCATGACGGCTATCGGCACCGAGACCGTCGCCCTCGACAAGGACGGCCGCCCGATCCCCGGCGAGCGGGACTACAAGATCGAGGCCCACAAGACCCTGACCCGCGACGTCAGCGCGTGGGTGCGGTACTCGCACGACACCGGCCCGCGCGTGGTCGGCGTCCGCTCGCCTCGCGCTGGGTACCGGCCCGGCGTCGACCGCCTCGAGATGCGTCCGGACTTCACCCTGGAATGGCTCGTGTTCGATCTGCTCGGCTGCGGATCCGACACGACCGCCCGCGATCTCGTCGCACCGCTGTCACCGGTCGACCTCGAGGGCTTCGCGCTCGCCGCGGACTCGGCCGACTGGGTGAACGAGACCTGGGCGATGGCGAAGGACGCCGCGATGCTCGACGTCGCGCTGCCCGGCGGCCGCACCGCCCGGGAACTGCTCACCGAAGCTGCCGGCCGAATCAAGGCAGCCAGCGGGCAGCCCGCCACGCGAGGCGGTGCACAGTGAGCATCACCATCGACACGAAATCCCTGGTCGAGATCCTCACCGACCTCACGCTCACCGCGACCGGTCACCGCGGCGTGCACCTGCGCACCACCCGCGGCCACTACGGAGACGAGCCCGAGGAGACGACGCTGCTCGTCGGCACCTCGACGAACGGCGCGGTCCTCGGCCACACCTGGACCCGGTGCACCGGCGACCTACCTCCGATGATCTGGCCACTGATGAACTGCAAGGTCATCATCGGCGCCCTCAAATCGCTCGCGAAGAACGACAAGAACCACGCCGTCGACGTCGTCCTCGACGGCAAGACCGTCACCGTCGTGGAGGCCGCGACGCTCTTCGACGACGGCGACCGGTTCGAGTTCCAGGTTGCCGAGATCGGTGCGTTCCCGCTCGCGAAGATCCACCGGATCCTCTCGGGCGAGCCGCTCCCGATCCCGCGCAACGACACCGGCGATGACATGCCCGATACGGCCCGCACCACGTGGTCACCCGAGCACCTCGCCGCGCTGCTGAAGATCGCGACCCGGCGCGCCCGGACGCTGCACCTGTTCCGCCGGCACTCGAACCAGATCCATCTCGCGCAGATCGGCGACAACTGGGTCGGCGCGATCACCCCGCTCTCGGCCTGGGACCACGACGACGGCGACCGCCCGAACACCGACGTCTACGTCGAGGCACCTGAACAGCTCGACCTGTCGTGGCTCCGCAGCTACAGCGGCGGCGCATTCGCGGGCGACCGCGACGTCGAGGATGACGACCCCGCGGAGCCGACAGATTCGGCCTCCGCGCCCGAGCAGCCCACGCTCGACGACCCCGGCCCTGACGATGCGGCCGACGCCTCTGCGCCCGCCAAGGACGACGAGCTCGACGTCGAGAAACTCGTCGCCGCGGGCGAGGACGACCTGCTGCGTGACGCCGCGCAGATGGTCCTCGCCACCAAGTTCGGGTCGGCATCGATGCTGCAGCGGCGCCTGCGGATCGGGTTCGCGAAGGCGACCAGGCTCCTCGACGAGCTCAGCGCGCTCGGGATCGTCTCGGCGGCCGACGGATCGAAGGCCCGCGAGGTGCTCGTCGACGATGCCGGGATGCGCGCCGCGCTCGAGCAGAGGGGCGACCGGGGCACGCCGTGACCGGTCACCGGCAATCAGCAGGGCAAGAGGGAATGGAGGTGCTGCCGGTATGGCATGGCAGCTGGTCAAGGAAGTGCTCGACGGTGCACCGCCGTCCCTCAAGGCCCCCGAGCGTCTCGTGCTCGTCGCGATCGCCGAGTGGTGCGACGTCGAGACGCGCACATGCTGGCGACTGAACGAGGAACTACGCCTGCGGGTAAACATGACCGCCTCCGGGCTGCGGGCCGCGTTCGCTCGGCTCGCAGCCGTCGGAGCAGACCCACGCGTTCCGATCGCGTTCGCCGCGGACGGCTCGCCCGTCTACGCGTACAAGGGCCGCACGACAACGTTCCGGCTGCCGTACATGACCGCCGTCGACGGACACGAAGGCGACACCACGGCAACGCCTTCCGAAGGCGACACCACAGCGTCACCTTCGGCGCGCGAAGGCGACACCACAGCAGCGCCTCTGAATGGCCCAGAGCCTGTTAGCAATTCATCCACAGGCGACACCGCAGTGGCGGCTCTGGCGGACGCAAAGGCGACACCACAGCACGCAAAGGCGACACCACAGCGCATCAAAGGCGACACCACAGTGGCGCCCAGTCCTTCCAAAACCAAAAGAAACCAATTCTTTCCGCGCGAACAGGCATCGAGTTATCCACAGCTTCGCGCCATCAACTAGGAGAACCACCCCATGGCTGGCGACACTGTCATCACGATCATCGGCAACCTCACCGCCGATCCCGAGCTCCGATTCACCCCCGCCGGCGCGGCCGTCGCGAACTTCACTGTCGCATCGACACCGCGCATCTTCGACCGGCAGAGCAACCAGTGGAAGGACGGCGACGCGCTGTTCCTGCGCTGCACCATCTGGCGCGAGGCCGCCGAGAACGTCGCCGAGACCCTCACCCGCGGTACGCGCGTCATCGTCTCCGGCCGTCTCAAGCAACGCAGCTACGAGACCCGTGAAGGCGAGAAGCGCACCGTCGTCGAGCTCGAGGTCGACGAGATCGGCCCCTCGCTCCGCTACGCGACCGCGAAGGTCAACAAGGTCTCTCGGTCTGGGAACGGCTCCGGAGGCGGCTACGCGGGCAACCAGGACCGCGAACGGCCCCCGGCAGACGACCCGTGGGGCAACGCCTCACAGGCAGGCAGCTACGACGACGAACCGCCGTTCTGAGGCAGGAGATGACCATCATGCGACCCACCACCGACACCGTCGTCCTCGGCATTGACCCCGGCGGACGCTCGACAGGCCTGTGCCTGATCATCGGCCGCGACGTCGTCGAACACCAGGTCGTCGTCAACGCCGCCGAGAAGATGCTGCCGATCGAACTGACCTACGTGCACGAAGTCCTCGGCGCCATGGCCACGATGGTCGAACGGACCGCGCTCGTCGTCGACGTCACGATCGCCGTCGAGGACGTCGTTCGGCCGAGCTGGCACATGAAGGGCCGCGCCGCCGCCGACCCCAGCGCGCTGCTCGCCACCGCGCAGATCCTCGGCGCGTGCGTCGCCTTCGACCCGACTATGCGCACCGTGCTCGTCCGCCCCCGCGGCAACGGATCCCGTGCGCTCGGCGAGTACCCGACCGCCCTCGTCTCGGCCGCTGAGCGCCGCAAGGACGGATGGCGGACCCGCATCGGCACCGGGCAGCTCCGGCACGCCCGATCTGCCTACGACGTCGCCCTCGCCGGACAGGAGGCGATCCACGCATGAGCGCCGAGCTACCCGAGCCGTCCCGGTGCCGCTCCTGCCGCGCCGAGATCCACTGGGGCAAAACCCCGGCCGGAAAACACCTGCCCGTCGACGCCACACCCGCGAAGTCCGGGACCGTCGCGCTCGACGTCCACGGCGGAGTCCTCTACGCCGGCGTCCTCGTCGGCGCGCAGCTCGCCGCGGTCCGCCGATCCACCCGCGCCCTCTACGAACCGCACTGGGTCAACTGCCCCGACGCGAAGGCATGGAGAAACCGATGAGAGACACCCCACAGCGTCCGTTCGCGCACCTGTTCCCGGTCCACACCGTCGTCATCGCCCGCACACTCCTCGACGGCCAGAAGTTCCTCCGCGCCCGCCAGGCACCGGTCGACAACCCGCTGATCGTCACCCACCCCGGCCAGCTCGACGGCGGCGTCCGGATCCGCAAGGACCTCGTCCTGTGCACGCCCGCCGCGCACAGCAACCCGCGATTCCAGGAGATCGCCGCCCGCCTGCAGGCCGCGATCCGCGGAGCCCTCGCGATCGCCAACGCACGAGCCAACAACAAGATCGGAGACCAGGCATGATCACCGTGCTCGCCTGCCGAGGCATCGGCGAACCCCTGCAGGGCAACATGTGCAGCGCGGTCACACGCCGCCTCGATCCGACACGCTTCCGCGCGATCGAGGTCCCGTGGACCGCGTCGTACGGCCCGGTCCCGCTTCCCCTCGGGCCCGCATTCGACGACTCGCTGCGCACCGGCCGCGAGCTTCTGCTGCGCATGATCGACGAGGACCCGAATCCCGTGCTGCTCCTTGGCTACTCGGGCGGCGCCGCGCTGGCCGGCAACGTGGCCGCCGAGGTCGCCCGAGGGGATCACCCGCGGCTCGAGGTGGTCGGGTGTGGGCTGATCTCGGACCCGTTCATGCCGCAGTACGCGTCGCCGACCCGCGGAGCGTGGGGGATCGCCGGGTACCGCCACATCGCCCTGTCCGTCCCGACACTGTGGGCCGCGGACCCCACCGACGCGATCTGCTGCTGCCCAGCGAACTCCCCACTCCGCACGATCGCAGACCAGACCCGCGCATTCAGCCTCTCCAACCTGCTCGGCTGGGGCATCGACCTCGTCGGCCGACTGAAACGGCAGGAGTGGCAGCAAGTCGCGATCGACTGGCACAACCGCGACGAGGTCCACGCGATCTACCGGCAGGCCGCGCACGACCTCGACGGCTACCTGCGCCGCGGCGACCACACGAGCTACGCACTCCGCACGGCGCACGAAACCGGAGTGACCTACACCGACTGGCTGGCCAATCAGATCAACACCCTCGGAAGGAGGCTCGGATGACCGACCTCAAGGGCTACTGCCCGATGGGCTGCGGCCAAACCCTGATCGCGATCGCGCACGAGGGCGGCCGGATCGAGTGCTCGAACATCGACTGCCCACGCCCTGACGCCGTCGACCGGATCCTCGCCAACCCCTCGCCCGACCACGTCGTCACCCTGACCACCGACGACTTTGCGATCCTCCACCCGCTCCGTGAACGCCTCGACGGCGAACTCGAACGCTGCAGCGTCCACCAGCGACTCACCGCGATGGACCGGGCGCCCATGCCGCCAGGCACCTACCGCGTCACCGATACCGATGGCCCCTGGACGTGGACGGAGGTGTCCGGGTGAGCACCGCGGAACAGATCATCGCCGACCATCAGTACGTGCCCGACGGACGGATGCTTGGGACACGGTGCACCAACGTCACCTGCGACTGGTTCGTCCCCGCCGCGACGTCGTTCGCTGACATGTTGGTCAGCTATGGCGCGCATGTGGTGGCTGCACTCACCAACGCCGGCAAAACGATCGTGGAGCTGCCCGAGGGGATCGAGGACGACGACGGGCAGGTGTGGTTCGACGACCTTGATATCCGCGTTGACTGCACCGGGCAGAGTCGGCCGTACGACGTGTGGGTAGACGATGAGCGCCTTTGGTACGTGGGGCGAGCGAAGCGTCGGGCCGCTGCGCTTCTGGCTGCTGCTCGTGTGGCGGAGGGCGGTGACCAGCCGTGAGCTACTTCCCTGCACCGACCATCAGCGCCCCGATGACCGCAACAACCGCGAACCCGACAGCAACGGCCATTGTCCACGCTCCGAAGACCCACACCAGGAACAGCAGCGAGACGAGTACGCCAGCCGCCCCGAATACCAGCAACACGATGCCGACAACCAACACGAGATCACCGTTCATGAGCTTCCCCCTCGAACGCTCCGCCCCCGAAAACGATCTTGGTCTCGACGATAACCCGCAGTCGTGGCTGATGCACTGCGGCTACCTGCTGCCCACCTGCGTGCTCCCCGGGTGCCGGCAGCCCGTCGCCGCGGTCGGTGAACCGTGCCACGGCTGCCGGGCAGCGTTCGGCGACATGCTGCAGCCCGCCGACAGCCCGCAGCTCACCGCCCACCAGATCGCGGCCCGCGACCGCCCCGTCGAACACGCCTACGCGAGGAGAGGATTCGCATGAACCTGACAGCCCTACAGTGCGCGGTCCTCGCCGAGCTGACCGACGCGCAGATCCTCGGACTCGCGGACGCGCCCGAGTACTGGATATCAGGCATCCGCGACGGGCAAGGCTGCGGCACCGTCCGCGGTGAATGGCCCGGGCGGGTATTCCGGAAAACCTACCGGTGGGGCCTCGCTGTCACCGCGGAAGGCGACTACTTCAGCGAGCGGAAACAGGGCGACCCGGCACACGCCGGAACGCTCACCTGGAAGCGGATCCAACTGTGGGCCGAGAGTCTGCCGGCCGAGCTGCGCGCCGATGCCCGCCGAGCGCGTACGGCCGACGATCTCGAACGCCGGCGGGTCGTGGACGCGCTCCTCGGCCGCGCCGAGTGCGTGTACCTCGACACCGAACCATCGGAGTCGAAGGAGCTCACCCTATGGTGACCGAACCAGCCCAGACCATCCCCTACGACGAGATGCGCCGCATCCTCGGATTGCCCGAGCCGCCCTTCAACGCCGGCGGACTGTGGAACACCCAGCCGGCCGCGGCCCGCAACACCTTCCCGCACGCGGTGCCACGATCAGGCGGCAAGACACCCCAGTACGTCCAGCAGCTCAGCCATCCACTCACCGAAGCCGAGAAGCTCGCGATCGCCGAAGGATTTCGGCACCTCGGGCTCGTGATCCAGGACTGGCAGCTGCGGTTCATCGAGCACATGGCCGAGATCACCAAGGCGGCCCGCCACATCGTGGAGACCGTCGAATCGCTGACACCCAAGGATCAGCGCCCGCACCCGATGCACCCGGCGATCCCACGCCCCCGCCACACCCCGCCGATGTGGGCGCCGAACCCGACTCGCACCCACCGCCGGAGGAACCGATGACCCGTTACCGGATCCGCAAGACCGGCCGACGATGGCTGATCGTCACGCCTTCCGGCCACCGCACCTACCGGAACACCTGGCCTGGCGCGATGCGCCTCGTCGACCGGTTCATCGTCGCGAAGCGCGCCCAGCTGGCGCGCACTACCCAATCCGACTACGCACTCGCGGCACCAGGAGGCGTCAATGGCTGACCAGCACAACCTCAACCGGTCCGAGATCAGCCTGCTCGTCGACCGTCTCGACCTGATCGTCGAGTGGGTGGCAGCCGAGCTCGAGAACGCGATCACCTGCCAGACCGCCTTCACGAACAAGACGATCGCACGCGTTGGCAAGGACGAAGAGGTACCGCTCGCATTCGACGAGAAGGCGTCGAGGTGCGCCTACGACCTGCTCGGAACGCTGCGATCGTGGACGAACTACGTTGCGACCGAGCATGGACTGCCCTGGCCGGGCGACGGTCGAAGCCCGCACTTCGCCCGCTGGCTCTCCCGACATGCGTTTCACCTCGCGCGCACCGACGACGCGGCCCGCGCCTACCGCCAGATCATCGACGCCTACAACGCTGCGGTCAGCGTCGTCGATCGCCCTGCCGAGAAGCCGCCGCGACAGATCGACGAATCGAAGTGGGCCGAGGCCCGGCGGCTCAACCTCAACGCACGGGCCTGCGTCCAGATGGCGCACACCATGGGAGCCGAATACGCCGACCTCACCCAACGCCGCGTGAAGTACCTCGCCGACGAACAGGTCATCACCCCGGTGTGGATCGCGAAGGCAGGCAAGCGGTCCGAGCGCGTGTTCATCCTCGGCGACGTCCTCGACGCCCACCTGAAACACCCGAAGAACGCGTGACCAGCGACGGCCGACCCCTGTGTTAGGCTGACGCCGGCAGGTGCGAGAGTTGTAGCCACAACCTCGCACCTTTCGCGTATCCGGCTCGAGTATCCGGAGCACTTCCTCTGTAGTCCAGCGGCCGAAGACACGGCGTCCGTACGGTGCAAGTCCGGCCAGCAATGGCAAATAGCCCCGGCGCTCTAACGCTGGTTCGAATCCAGCCAGAGGAACCGGGCAGGGGTGCGTCTGCCCGATGGCGTCGAGGTTCCTGCGAAGTCCCCGCGATGGGCACCTGAGCGGCGCAGCACCAACGCACGCACTTCCTCCGGGACACCCACGGCCGCAGCAGCCCCCGCGCGCGGCCAGCCGCCATCGCGGCATGTCCCGACACCCGGCCCCGCGCGTCGCTCCCCAGCGCCCAGGGCCCGCGCCCGCCGACACTTCCCTTGTCGGCGGGCGCATAGACTTCCGCCCGGCGTCAAAGTCACCGGCCCCAACTAGACCCCTGGTCTGGCGAGCACGGGGAACCGGAATCCAAGCACGCACGGAACCACGATCCGCCGAAATCTGCATCGGCGGTGGTGCGCGCTGCCCGGGCGGAACCGAACGACAACGCCCCCCACCGCCGAAGCGATGAGGGGCATCAGTGATCGCAGAACGTGGGGGGCTAGGAATTCACGAGCTGGCTTGCACGCTGGAACGACACACCGAGGATCTCGCCGATGTCACGAACGGGGACGTTGCGCGCGGCGAGATCGTGGGCGAGCTCCTTGGACTCGGCGAGTGCGCGCGCCTCGAGCTCGGCAGCCTGTCGGCGCTCCTCTCGAATCTGATCGGCGCGAGCCCCAGCGTCGATGTCGTCGACCTTGACCTCGACGTCCACCGAGACGTCATCGAGTTTGACGCCGGTGTCCACGGCGATGAACTCGCGTGCCATGAGCTCGACCTCTTCGAGTCGTCGCGCTTGGGTGAGGCCGTCGATCTCGGGGACGGCGACCATCCACCACTTGCCCTCACGGGTTACCTCGACCCTGTAGTTCTTCATCGGTTGCTCCTTGAGCTGTTGGTGCTGGGTGGTGGACCCGGGGACCGGTTGCCGGCCCCCGGTGGGGACTATCCCCGGCTCGCGTCGATCACCTTCGCGATCTTGCGAACCACTCCGGGCGAGATGGTCTTGTGTCCGTCCGGGACTGACACGCTCGCCCCATTCGGTCCCTTCCAGACCGTGTGGGACCCGACCGTGCGGTCCGGGTGGAACCCCGCGTCGCGGAGTTGCTTCTGGATCTTCCTGGTGGGCTGCTCTGCGATCATGAGAATAGTCTAACGAACTAGACGCTTTCTAGTCAAGCTGACTAGACACTTTTTGGAGGGATTCGCATGACACGCCAGTACCCCGAGATCACCCGCAGCACAGCCGAGTACGACGAAGTCACCCGCATCCTTCGCAGGCGCCGCCTACTGGTGGCAGACCTGAGTGTGACGCAGATCAGCAAACGATGGCTCAAGGGCGACGTCTTCGTGTTGGACGCCGACGGCATCCCCATCCTGGCCGACGACGACGGCACACTCCTCGCACGACGACGTCGGATCCGCATCCCACGCGACAGCTTCCTCGCACGAGCCGGAAGGAACTGACCAATGCACCTCGAGCGCAAGCACATCGCCGCCATAGCTCCCACAGTCGACGCCGCACGGCAGCTGTGCCGTGACCTCAAGATCCCGGCCACAAACGCCATCAGCGGCAACAGCGTGGACTGCGCTCGCGGCCGCAGTTTCGCCGGGTACATCCTCGCTCCCGGCTACCTACCCGCCCCCGACTTCTGGGAAGCGTTCGCACCATCCCTCATGGCGGCACCGCAGTACGACGTCGAAGACCTCCGTGCCATGCTCGCCGCCGCCGAGGAAAAGCAGGACGCGATGAACCGTCAACGCGCCCAGCTCGCACTCGCGCCGAGGTGAGCCAGGATGCCCTCACATGGCACATGCACTTGCGTCCACGAGGACACCGAGCACGTTCGCGGTGACGGACGATGCAAGGGCACCGACTCGTACGGATGCCCCTGCGCCTGCCCGTCGTTCGAACACGACATCAACCTCGACGTTCCACATGCCTAGGACGACCACCGAACGCGGCCTGGGATGGCAGCACCAGAAGCAACGCGAACGCCTCCTCAAGGCACACAACGATGGTGCGCAGTGCTGGTGGTGTGGTCATCCCATGTACCGCGATGCGGCGAAGAACATCGATGGACGACCGCTCGAAGCTGACCACTCACACGCACGGTCGCGAGGCGGAACCCAGGCAGATCGGCTACTGCATTCGGAATGCAACCGCTCTCGGCAGGACGGCGCCCGCGACCACCTGCGTCCCACCTTGGATCGTGGCATCGGAGACGCGGGCGGGCAGGCGACTCGACCCGCAGCTTTCCCCTGGCCCGAGCTGCCCTGACCCCCTCCCTGAAATCTTCGAGGGCCCCCTCGCCTGACTCCTCGCCGGCCCCAGTCAGGGATTTTTTTACAGGGCCTCGAAACTCACGTGCGGAGGCGGTGAGGGATGGACGACGAGCTGGGCCCCGGCGGGCGGCAGCTGTTCGACGAGCTGGCTGTCGCGGCCGACCCGTACGAGTTGACCGCGCTGATCGTCGAGGCGGCTCGGATCAAGGACCGCCTCGATCAGCTCAACCGCGTAATGACGGGCGACGAGGAGCTGTGGATGCGCCTTGTCCCGTCGCGCGGTGATTCGAAGGTCCTCGAGATTCGCGTCGACTCGGCTGCGCAGGAGGCGCGGCAACTCGCGACTGTGTTCCGCCAGATGTTGGCGGACATCGAGAGGAGGCGCACCGGTGACGGCGACTCCGACGGCAACAGCGAGAAGGACCACGACGACCTCGAAGGGCTCTGAGTGGCCGACACTCACCGGCCGGCAGGAGCCGCACCACCTGTCGGTGTTCGACGGCGACATCGAAACCGGCGAGAAGGCTGTCGAGCTGGCGCGCAGAATCGGGGCGAAGCCGATGCCGTGGCAGCGGGAGGCGCTCCACGCGCTGATGACCCGCAACGACGACGGCAGATGGACGCATTCCGACGCCTGCCTGATCTGCCCCCGCCAGAACGGCAAGAGCCTGATCCTGACGCTGCGGATCCTCTACGGGCTGTTCAAGCTCGGCGAAACGATCATCTTCACCGCGCAGAGGTGGACGACCGCCGAGGAGATCTACCAGCGGACGTGGGCGCTGATCGAGCCGCGGAAGTCGCTGCTGGCGCGGGTGAAGAAGACAACGTGCTCGCAGGGGCGCGGCGTGATCGAGATGAAGAACGGCAACAAGGTCGTGTTCACCACTCGATCCGCTGACGCGGGCCGCGGTCTTACGAAGCTGGACCTGGTCATCTACGACGAGGCGTACAACCTCACCGATGGCGAGATGTCCGCGCTCGGTCCGGCGCAGCTCGCGGCGGATGATCCGCAAACGATCTACACGTCCTCCGCGGTGAACCAGGACGAGCACTCGAACGGGCTCGTGCTCGCGGCGCTGCGTGAGCGCGGCCTGGCTGGTGAGCGCGAACTCTACTTCGCCGAGTACATGGCGCCCGAGGAGATGGACCGCGCCGACGAGGCGACATGGCAGTACGCGAATCCGTCCTACGGCGTGATCCAGACGCCGTCGAAGATTCGGAAGCTGATGCGCGGGTTCGCCACCCAAGCGGGCCGTAAGAGCTTTGACGTCGAGATCCTCGGCCGCGGCGACTGGCCGATCGAGGAACTTCTCGAGGACACGAAACCCGTCGTCGACATGGCCGGCTGGTCGAAGCTGCACGACACTGCGCCGGCGTTCACGGGATCCACGTGTCTCGCGGTTGACATGTCGACCGAACGTGAACGCTCCGATCGCACGTGCTCGATCACGGTCGCAGCGAAGACTAAGCGGGGCGCGCACCTGCAGATCGGTTATCACGGCGCGGCGGACACGACGACGGTCGTGAAGTTCATTGTGGCGGCGGTCGAGGCCGGCGATCCGGTCGCCGTCGTCATCGATCCGAAATCGGCTGCACAGGTTTTGATCAAGCCACTGCAGCGGGCGGGCGTCGAACCCGAGCTGATGCGAACGCAGGACGTCATCGAGTCGACTTCGGGATTCCTCACCGCAGTCGACGAGGGACACGTCACGCACGACAACGACCGCCGGATGGACGAGGCACTCGAGTCTGCGCGGCTGCGGGAGATCGGCGACGGCGGCGGTGTCGCGTGGGCGCGGAAAACCTCGGGAACAATCTGCCAGCTCGTCGCCGGATCCAACGCCCTGTGGGGCCTGTCCCAATTTGAACCGAAGGCTGTACCGCCGCCAGCGGAAGTGGGTTTCGAACCCGCTCCCGACGGTGGGTCGGTCATGGGTGACCTGATGGAGGTGTCGTGGTGAGCATGGTGGAGGCACCGTCGCCGGGTGAAATCGGTTATGTCGTTGCGAATCCCGACGCGGGATATCGGGCGATCGACGTCGAGGACGTCCCCGAACTGCAGTGGCCGCAATGTTTGAAGACGTACGACTCGATGCGCCGGCAGGACGCACAGGTGCGCACCGTGCTCAAAGCGGTGACGCTGCCGATCCTCGCGACGCCCTGGCGACTCGACCCGGCCGGCGCCGATCCAGAGGTCGTCGCCGACATCGGTGAGCAGCTCGGTCTGCCGGTCGTGGGATCGGAAGGCGAGAAGGCGAGTCCGCGCCGACTGCGCCGGTTCTCGTGGTCCGAACACCTCCGGATGGCCCTGCTGTCGCTGCCGTTCGGTGCGATGTTCTTCGAGCAGGTCGTCGAGTTCGATCCCGTGGTTCGTCGGTACAGGCTGCGGAAGCTAGCGCCACGGATGCCCGCGACGCTCGCTGACATCAAGGTCGCCCGCGACGGCGGCCTGGTTGCGATTGAGCAGCGACCACCGGGCGGCACGCAGGTGATCCGCGCGTCGGACGGCGGCCGAATCCCGATCCCGGTCGACCGGCTCGTTGCCTACGTGCACGAACGTGAGGGCAGCAACTGGGGCGGCGAGTCGATGCTGCGAGCGGCCTACAAGAACTGGCTACTCAAGGACCGGCTCCTGCGGGTCGAGGCGATAACGATCGAACGCAACGGCATGGGCGTCCCCGTCTACACCAATCCGGATAAGGCGTCAGCGACGGACATCGAGAAGGGCCGGAAGATGGCGAACGCCTACCGGGCCGGTGACGCGTCCGGCGCTTCGCTGCCGTACGACTCGAAGTTCGTACTGATGGGCGTCACGGGTCAATTGCCGGACCCGCGGCCCGCAATCGAGTACCACGACGCCCAGATCGGCCGCGTAGCCCTGGCGCACTTCCTGAACCTCGACGGACAGGGCGGCTCGTACGCGCTCGCGTCGACGCAGGCTGACTTGTTCACCACCGCGGTGAAGTCGGTCGCCGAGATGGTCCGTGACGCGGCGAACCGGTACATCGTCGAAGACCTCGTCGATTGGAACTTCGGCGAGACCGTCGCCGCACCACAGATCGTGTTCGACGAGATCAGCGAATCGTCGCTGTCGGTCGCGACTGCCCTTCGCACGCTCGTCGATGCGGGCGTGATCATCCCGGACCGCTCGCTCGAGGAGCAGGTAAGGCGCTGGCTGGATCTGCCGGCCAAGGATTTTCCGCCGAAGGAGGCTGGATGAGCAAGCAACAGTGGTGCCGGATCAACGCCCTCGCGGGCGGCGGCGCCGAGCTCCTGATCTACGACGTGATCGGCTCCTACTGGCGCGAAACTTCCGCGCAGGCGATCGCCGAGCAGATCAAGGACATCACCGCGGACGAGATCACCGTGCGGATCAACTCGCCCGGCGGATCGGCGTTCGACGGCATCGCGATCATGAATGCGCTGCGCGCGCATAACGCCCGCGTCGTGGTCCACGTGGACGGCCTCGCTGCGTCGGCTGCGTCGGTGATCGCGATGGCGGGCGACGAGATCGTCATGGGTCCGGGCTCGCAGATGATGATCCACGAGGCGTGGGTCTTCACGGAGGGCGACGCCGCGTTTCTCCGGTCCGAGGCTGACCGCCTCGACAAGATGTCGGACTCGATCACCTCGCTCTACGCGCGCCGCGCTGGCGGCGACTTCGACGAGTGGCGTGCCCTCGTCGCAGCCGAGACCTGGTTCACCGCAGAGGAAGCCGTCACAGCTGGTCTCGCGGACCGGATCGATGGTGACGCCGCCGAGAACGGCGATCTCGCCGCGACGTTCAACCTGTCGCGGTTCCGCTTCGCGGGCCGGGCCCAGGCGCCGGCGCCGCGCATCCCCTCTGCCGAGGCGGTAGAGGCCAACAACAGGAAGGAAGACGACATGTCTGACCTGATGAAGGGGCTTCGCGAGCGCCTCGGCATTGCCGAGAACGCCGACGAGGCAACGGTTCTATCCGCACTCGACGAGGCTCTTGCCGAACGGGCCGACACCACGGACATCGCCGCGCGCGCCGGTGGCGTCATCGTCGACGCCGAGCGGTTCGCCGCAATGCAATCGCGGATCGCTGAGTTCGAGCTACACGTCGAGCGTCAGCAGGCTGCGGAAGTCACCGCATACCTGAACAAGGCGGTGGCGGACGGCAAGTTCGAGCCGTCGAAGCTTTCGCACTACGAGGAACTGATGAAGGAAGCCCCGACTGCTACTCGAAAGCTCGTCGATGCGATGCCGGCGAACCGCCTCCCGGTACGGGAAGTGGGTCACGACGGTGACGGCGTCGGTGGCGACGGCAGCGGCGGCGACATCCGTCAGTCGGCCGCCTACAAGGCACTGGAGGGATTCTGACCATGTCCGGTATCAACGTGAAGTTCGAAAAGGGCCGCATCTCCTACACCGCGGAGGCGGCCGTGACCGGAGGCCAGGTCGTTGACCCCGGCGCCGGCAAGCGCACCGTCAAGCCAGCCGCCGCAGATTCCGAGCGGATCCTCGGCGTCGCGCTCACCGACGCGGCGCCGGCGGCGTCGCCCACGCCAGGCGTGCTCGTCGCGACGACCGACGTCGTCACCGTGGCGAGCGGCATGGGCTGTGTCCCGGTCGTCTCCGACGGCTCGGCCGCCGTTGGCGACCTCGTCGTCTCCGCTGGCGGCGGCGCGGTGAAGAAGGCCGCCGGCACCGAAGGCATCGGCGCCATCGTCGGCCGGGTCAAGGAACAACTTAGCGACGACGGCAAGTCGGTCCTCGTCGATCTCGGACTCTAGGAGGGCTGTACCAGTGGCGAAGACCATCGTTTCCATCCACGACGGCAACAAGATCACCGTCTCCGACCTGATCGGCGCACCGGACGTCATCCCGACCCGGGCGATCGACCTGGTCCGCGACAACCTCGTCGCCGAGACGCTGTTCCGCAACGGCGGCAGCCCGTCGAGCCCGGTCGTCCAGTTCACCCGCTCGGCGCCGGTGTTCCTCGACGGCGACCCCGAGATCGTCGGCGAGTTCGGCGAGATCCCCGTCGCCGGCTCCGGCGAGGGCCAGCCCGAGGTCGCGGTCGGGCACAAGCTCGGTCTGGCGAACCGCATATCCCGAGAGATGAAGGACTACAACCAGATCCAGCTGGTCCTCAAGAACCTGACCCGCACCACGAACACCTTCATCCGTGCGAACGACAAGCTCGCACAGAAGGCACTCGCCGACGCCAACGTCCCCGAGATCCCGGCCTCGGACACCTGGGGCGGCTCGACGAGCAACCCCCGCAGCGACATCGCCGCCGCGATCGAGTCCGTAAACGGCGCCCTGCACGACAACAACCCGAACGAGCCCTACGGCTACGTCGCGGACACCATCGTCATGAACCCGGCACTGTGGCCGGTCCTGATGGACGACGACCGATTCAGCAAGCTCTACAACGGCGACGCCGCGAGCGAGCACATCGGGTTCAAGGGCGCACTGCCCGGCAGCCTGATGAGCTGCAACGTCCTCCAGTCCCGGTTCTGGCCCACCGACAAGGTGCTGGTCCTGCAGCGCGGCATCACCGGCTTCTACGCCGATCCACGTCCGCTCGAGGCGACCGGTCTGTATCCCGAGGGCGGCGGCCCGAACGGCGGCCCGACCGAGTCCTGGCGCTCGGACATGACGCAGATCCGCATCATCGGCGTCGACGAGCCGCTGTCGGCATGCTGGATCACGGGGATCGCATGAGCGACCTCTACCGGCTCATGAGCAAGTCCTGGCAACCACCAGGCACCCGCAACCGCATCACACGCGGGACTGTGTTCACACCGCCGGAGAACCAGCTCGAGCGTCTGCTGCGGATCGGCGCCATCGTCCCCGTCGATGACGAACTGGACTCTGGCGACTCCGATTCCCAGTCTGACCCGCTGGCCGACGATGAGCCCGGGGACCGTCAGGGCCGAGATGACGACCCGAACGCCACCGACTACAGCGATAGCCCCGACACGTCGCCGGCCGAGGCTGTCGCGGGTGCCGACGGGCAGAGCCAGGACGTGGTCGAGCGTCCGAAGCAGGCTGCGGCCAAGGCGGTGTGGGTCGAGTACGCGGTGGCGCGTGGCATGGATCGCGACGAGGCCGACGGGCTCGACAAGCGCGAGCTGATCGCCGCGCTGCCCTGATCGGAGGGAGGCGACCATGCCTGAGCCGCAGGCGGGCGTCGACGCGTACGCAGACGTCGACGCCGTGGAAGAACAGTGGCAGCCTCTGACGCCGCATGAGAAGGCCCGCGCGGGCGCACTCTTGGGTATGGCCGCGGTGCTGTTGCGTCGCAACGTCCCCGCGCTCGCAGCACCGGATCCAGAAACCGAGGCAGTAGCGCGTCAAGTGTCGATCGACATGGTCATCGATGCGTTGCTGCCCGGCGAGCACCGCGGGAAGTCGTCCTATTCGACGACGGTGGGTCGGATCGTCGACTCGGCGACTCTCCTGAACCCGTCGGCGACGGTGGTATTCACGGCCGATCAGCGTGCGCTGTTCGGCCTGTCGGACACCCCGCCGCCGTCGTGGTACTTCGGGGATGCGCCCCGCACTCCAGGAGGTGGCCAATGGTGAGTGGGTTCACGTGCAAGATCTGGATTCTGCGGCCCCGCAAACTCCAATCTCGCTACGTCACAGACGCAGACGGGACTCTGGACTACAGCAACCCGGAGCGGATCGAGGTCAAGCCGCTCGTCTCGGTCCAACCAGTGTCGACGACCGAGCGCGGCGACAACCGGACCTCGACGGTCACCGGATGGGAGCTCACAACCCCGGCCGGCGTCGACATCCCGCTGTTGGACATTGACCGTGTCGAGTACGCGGGGATGCAGTTCTCGGTCGTGGGGCAGCCGCTGCGATGGCCGCACCCGATCCGGCCGGAGGCGGTGCATCACCTCGAGGCGTCGCTGCAGCTGGTGACCGGCTGATGGCACGACGGTATCGGCTCTCGCCGAAGCAATACGAGACGATCATGCGCAACAAGCAACTGCAGCAGCGGCTCAAGGACGTCGGCGGCGAGGTTCAAGCCAGAGCCCAGTCCATCACCAGCGCCGAGGGCGGTAGCGCGCAGATATCGCTCGAGTCCGGGATCCGTCCTGGTGGCCGCGCATTCACGAATGTCGTCAGCTCCTCCCCAGAAGAGGAGTACGGCAACAGCAAGACGAAACGACGGCGGGCCCTCGGTCGCGCTGTCCGAGAAAGGTGATCCGATGAAGATCAAGCACGCCGCCCACCGCCGCAACTCGATGATCGGAACGGTCGAGGACCTGCCCGAGGACGAGGCGTACCGGCTGATCCAGGCCGGGTTCGCGGTCGCGGCCGACGCTGCCCCGGTCGGCGCACCGGCCTCGGCTCCCGCTCCGGCCGGTGACGCTGCTCCGAAGGCGACCCCGGTCAAGCCTGCAAAGGGCTAGCCGGTGGCGTCCCTGGACGTCGAGGAGCTGCTGGTGCAGTTCTTCGGCGGCTTCGGGCTGCGCACCATCGGCGGCGAGCTCCCGCCGCGGTTCGAGGAGACCGGCCCGCTGCCCGTCGTGCGCGTCATCGCGCTCCCCGGCGGCGAGCTCGCTCGCGCATGGAACGGGCCGCGCCTGGCGGACCGCGCGGAGGTCGACGTCGACGTGTTCGGCGCCGACGACGAACAGGTCGCCGACACCGCGGCGCGCGTGCAGAACCTCACCGAGCGACTCGCCGTAGACGGGATCTCCGTCCTGCGCGCCCCGGCGTTCACCCGGCGACCGGATTGGAACGACAAGATTCGTCGGCGCGGCGCCGTGCTGACGCTCGCGACCCGCTGACGGGTCGAAACCGAAAGGCACACAATGTCTCAACCATTGAGTAACTACAACGATCAGCTGGTGCGCCTCGGTGTCACCGGCGCCGTCCGCCGCGGCCCCCGCGGCCTGGTCCTGCCGGTGAACATGGGCCCCTGGCCCGTCGGCGCCGTCGACCTCGGCTGGATCTCGGACGAAGGCATCACCGAGAACCGCGAGGGCGACGAGGCGAAGTTCACCCCGTGGCAGACCAACAGCCCAGTCCGCGTGGAGACCACGAGCGAGACGATCTCGTGGGAGTTCACCCTGTGGACCACGTCGTTCGACACCGTCTCGGCGTTCTACAAGGTCAAGGCCGAAGACATGGAGTTCGACGAGGAGACGGGCGTCGTCTCGTTCGTCGACGGCGACAAGAAGCCCCGCGATGTCGGCGTGTGGGGCTTCGACGTCATCGACGGGACGTACGCCCGGCGCATGACGGCTCCTCAGGCCGAGGTCACCGGCCGCGGCAACCAGGTCTACAAGAAGGACGAGCTGATCGGCATGCCGTGCACGGTCACCGCCTTCCCCGGCCCGGACGGATGGTCGGTCAAGCGCGAGTTCCGTGAGGGCTGGCGCCCGCCGGTCACGTCGGGACCGTAACCCAAGACCCCGAATTCGGGGCATCGAGCGGCAGCGGCCGGGGCGATCTGTGGTGGATCTGCGCCCCGGCCGCTGTCTTTCCAGATCCACCACCAGGTCCACCAAGAGAGGCATACAGCCATGACCGACAACGTCATTCCGGAGAACGCCATCGACTTCGACGCCATCCTCGCCAAGCGGCAGGAGGAAGTCGGATCCCGCGACCGGTTCCCGCTCGTGTTCGCCGGTCAGACCTGGTGGGTGATGGACCCGACCCTGGCCGACGACACGTGGACCGAAGAGCTGCGCGATCTCGGATACGAGCAGGACGAGGACGGCAACGTCATCGAGGACGACGAGGGCAACCCCATCGAGCTCGACTCGGTCGACACCGTCGCGCTCGTCGAGCACTACCTCGGTACGAAGCAGTGGGAGAAGTTCCGCGAGGCAGGCGGTCAGTCCTCGTACGTGCTGCAGGCGCTCAAGATCCACCTCGAGCGCCAGAGCGACAAGGACGCTGACGGGCGCCCTACACAGCGGTCTCGCTCCTCGCGAGCCATCCGGAGGCGATCGAAGCGGCGCTAGAGGCCGAATACCACTTCGACGTGGTGGGCGCCTACTGGCGCGGCGAGGTCACGCTGCGCCAGTTGCGCGTCTTCATCCAGCACCTGCCGCCGACCAGTGCACTGCACCGGGCCCGCATGGACGGGCACGCGTGGGGCAATGTCGAGGCGCTGCTGTGGCTGATCAGCCACAAACTCGGTGTCCTCGATCAGCGCCTGGTCTGGCATCGCGGGAAACGGCCCCGCTGGCCCGATTTCAAGGAATTCCCGTGGAAGAAGGACCAGCGCAAGATCGGCGACCGCGGCAAGGCCACCGTCGGCCAGGTCATCGACTTCCTGCGCGCCATCGGGCCCGGCGGTAAGGGCCTGCCCGACGGGGACGTCACAACAGTCACCGACCGCTGACCGGTCCACACCCCCTGTGGGCCGGTCAGCGGCCGTTTGGAGGGAGGTGCGGCCCCGTGAACGACGACGTCGTGTGGGTCCCGGTGCTGCCGTCACTGCGCGATTTCGACCGCGAACTCGGCACCAAGGGCGCCGAGGCCGGAAAGCGCGCCGGGGAGATGACCGCGAAGGCGATGGCCGACGCGGTCGCCAAGGGCCAAGCCTCGGTCGAGAAGGCCGTCGCCGGGGTCGAGAAGGCCCGCAACCGAGAAGCCGACGCGGCCGGCAAGGTCCGCATCGCTCAGGCCGAGCTCAACAAGATGCTGCAGGCGGGCGAACAGGACACCGTCAAGCTCACCCGCGCGCAGGAAAAGCTCGACGCCGCCGAACGGAAGCTGTCCGAGGCGAAGACGAGCACGAGCACCGCGACGAAGAACCTCGCCACAGCCAAGAAGGACCTCGAGTCGAAGACCAAGGCGGCCGCCCGTGCCGCCGAGGAGCAGGGGCGCGCGGTCCGCGTCGCGGCGACCGACATGGACAAGGGCGACCGGTCGGCGAAGTCGCTCACCGGCTCGCTGGCATCGATGGCAAAGGGCGCTGGACTCGCCGCCGCAGGGTTCGTCGGGTTCAAGTCGATCGGCTCGATCCTCACCGCGGGCCTGAACCGGTTGACGACCATCGAGGACGCGACGGCCTCGATGAACATCATCCTCGGCGACACCGCGAAGGCGACGGCGCTGATGGAGGGGATCAAGAAGACCGTTTCGGGAACGCCGTTCAACCTCGATCAGTTCGCCACCGCGGGCAAGAATCTCGCGGCATTCGGTATCGAGGCCGAGAAGATCCCGACGATCCTGCGGGCAGTTGGCGAGGCGGCCGCAGCATCCGGCAAGGGCGCCGAAGGTGTGGGCAGTGTGGTCGACGCGCTCGGCAAGATGGCCGCCCAGGGCAAGGTGTCGCTCGATCAGGTGTGGTCGATCTCCGACGCCGGTGTGCCTGCGCTGCAGATCCTCGCCAACGGGTTCGGTGTCACCACCGACGAGATGCAGAAAATGATCTCGAAAGGCGCCGCCCCCGCAGCACAAGCGATCGACATCCTCACCAAGGGCATCCTCGAGGGCTCCGACGGCGCCGCTGGTGCAACGAAATCCTATGCGGGAACCATGGAGTCGCTACGTGGCACCTTCAACGGTGCCCTCGGCGGCCTCAAGGCATCGTTCGCGCGGTTCGGTGCCGCGGTCCTCGAACCGTTCATGGGCCTGACGAAGAACGCAATGACCGGCGTCGCGTCCGGGCTCGACTTCGTCACCAAGCGGATCGGCGGCGCAGCGTCCTCGGTCGGTAATGGCGTCTCGCAAGCCCTCTCCCCCGCAATAGACACCGTGAAGCTGTTCATCGGAACGCTCACCGGAAACGGCGCCGACGTCAACGTGCCGTGGATGAACACCGTCATCGACGCCGGGACCCGAGTCCGGGGCGTCATCGACGACCTGCGCGCCGGGGTGGCCGGCCTGTGGGAGTTCATCACCACCGGCAACATCAACGAGGGCATGGCGAAGCTGTTCGACTTCAACATGCCGCTCCTCGGCAGGCTCGAGGACCTGCGTTGGCTCGTCGTCGACGTCGTCAACGAGGTCACCGGCGGGGTGCGCGCGATGGTCTCCGCGTTCGTCGACGGCGGCACCGACGTCACATCGTCGGGGTTGGCCGGGTTCCTCGAACGTGTCGGACTCGTCGCCCGTGGACTGTGGGACGGATTTCAGTGGGGCCTCGGGATCCTGCGGGAGGTCGCCGACTTTCTCCGTGGGCTGCTGAGCCCGGCGCTCAAGTGGCTGCAGGGCGTGGTCGTCGACCTGGCCGTCAGCGCGCTCGAAGGGCTGTGGGCAGCATTCCAGTGGGGTCTGGACGTGATCGGCTCGGTTGTCGACGTCGTGATGTCGGTCGTCGACTGGTTCACCCGACACAAGGACGTCGCCATCGCGATCGCGGGCGTCATCGGTGCGATGCTGCTGCCGGCGCTGGCGTCGATGGTTTTCGAGCTCGGCCTCACCGCTGTCGCGTGGGGCATCGTGGCAGCCGAGACCGCGGCGAGCACCGTCGCGACGACGGCGCACACCGTGGCGTCTAAGGCCTCGGCTGCGGCGTCGAAGGCGTGGGCGGCGGGGGTCTGGCTGGTCAACGCGGCCCTGAGCGCGAACCCGATCGTCCTCGTCATCGGCGCGATCGCCGCGCTGGTCGCGGGGATTGTGCTCGCCTACCGGCATTCGGAGACGTTCCGCAACATCGTCCAGAAGGCGTGGGAGGGCATCAAGACCGCGGCCGGGGTCGCGTGGGGCTTCCTCAAGGGCGTGTTCGCCTGGTTCGGGGATGCGTTCACGTGGATCGGCGAGAAGGCGACGTGGCTGTGGCAGAACGTCATTTCCCCGGTGTTCGGGTTCATCGGGACCGCTGCGCGCGTGCTCATGGCGATCATCGGCACGGTGCTGATCGCGCCGTTCCTGATCGCGTGGAACATTCTCAGCGCCGCGATCCAGTTCGCCTGGAACACCTTCATCAAACCGGTGTTCGACATGTGGGCCGCTGTCGCGACATGGCTGTGGACCAGTGTCCTGCAACCGGTGTGGGGTGCGATCAAGGTCGCGCTGCAGGCGCTCGGTGCGTTCTTCGGCTGGGTCTGGTCGTCACTGATCAAACCGGCGTGGGACGGGCTCGGTGCCGGCATCTCATGGGTGTGGCAGAACGTCATCTCGCCCGCGTGGAACGCGCTGAAGGCGGCCTTGCAAGGCGTCGGTGCGTTCTTCGGTTGGGTGTGGAACACGCTCGTCAAACCCGCATGGGATGGGCTCGGTGCCGGGATCTCGTGGGTGTGGGAGAACGTCATCCGCCCTGCGTGGGACGGCCTCAAGGCAGCCCTGCAGGCGGTAGGCGACTTCTTCGGCTGGGTGTGGAACACGCTGATCAAACCGGTGTGGGACGCGCTCGGCGCCGGACTGAACTGGGTGTGGGAGAACGTCATCAAGCGGGCGTTCGATGGCATCACCGGCGGCCTCGGGATTGTGCAGGACGCGTTTTCGAAGGCCGTCGGGTTCATCGAGAAGGTGTGGGACGGAGTCCGCGCCGCTGTGGCGAAACCGATCAAGTTCGTCATCGACTCGGTGTACAACAACGGCATCCGCGCGGCCTGGAACAAAGTCGCCGGATTCGTTGGGTTGGGTGAGCTCGAGGAGTACAAGCCGGACTGGCTCGGCGCGTACGCGTCCGGCACGTCGGTACTGCCCGGATACTCGCCGGGCCGGGACAACATGCGATTCGTCTCCACCGACGGCCGGGCGGCAATCGACCTGTCCGGCGGTGAGGGCATCATCCGGCCCGAGGTGACGGCGACACTCGGCACCCACTGGGTCGATGGGGTCAACGCTGCCGCCGCCCGCGGTGGTCGTTCCGGAGTCGCCCGCTACCTCGGCGGCTACGCGAACGGCGGTGTCGTCGACTCGCTGGTCTCGCTGGTGCGCGAGCACTTCCCGATGATGACGATCACCGACACCTACCGGCCCGGCGCAGCCGACCACCACGGTTCCGGCCTGGCGATCGACTTCTCCAACGGCTACGACTCCACGCCGGAGATGCGGGGCGCCGCGCAGTGGTTCCACGACAACTACGGTCCGCAGCTGCTCGAGCTGATCCATTCGCCGTTCGACGGCAACATCAAGAACGGGCAGGACGTCGGCGACGGGTTCGGGTACTACGGGGCCGACATCATGGCCCAGCACCGCAACCATGTGCACGTCGCCGCAGCGGATCCGCTCGGCGACCCCGATGGTTCCGGCGGCAGCTTGCTGTCGCGGGCGTGGGGCGCGATCACGCGTGGTCTGCGGTGGACGGTCGAGAAACTATTCGACGCCGTGATGGATCCGATCGGCAACGCGATCCCCGATTTCGGTGGGTCGATGATCGGCCAGTTCCCACGCAAGGCGTTCGACACGCTCAAGGACAAGGCGAAGGAATTCCTGCTCGGCAAGGCCGACGAAAAGAGCAGCGGCTCCTACGGCGGCGGCGCCGAGCAGTGGCGCTCGATGATGATCGAGGCCTACCGGAACCAGGGCTACGACCCGACACCGGCGAAGATCGACGCCTGGATACGCCAAATCGCCTCCGAATCCGGCGGCGATCCGAACATCGCGCAGCAGATCGTCGACGTCAACGGCACCGGCGAGGCGGCCGGTGTCGGTCTCGGCCAGATGATTCCGTCGACGTGGGCCGCGTACCGGGATCCGTCGCTGCCGGACGATCGCCGGGACCCGTGGGCGATGACGAACGCCATGGTCCGCTACGGCGAACAGAAGTACGGCGACAGTCTCCTCGATGTCATCGGCAAGGGGCACGGCTACGACCGGGGCGGGATCGCCAACGGCATCGGCTTGATGCCCAAGAAGATCCTCGAACCGGAGCGGGTCCTGGATCCGGCGCAGACCGCGGCGTGGGAGGCGCTGGTGCCGCACCTGATCGACGTCGAGGCGGCGATGGAGATGTTCGACGGCCTCGTCTCCGATCTCGATGCCGCCCTGGCGAAGGTTCCAGGGTCGGCGTTCGAGGAGCACTCGCGGGACACGCTGGACTTCTTCGGGCTCGGCAAGTGGGGCGATCTGCTGTTCGCGGATCAACCGCAGGCCGCGCCGGTTACAGCCGAGCCGGTCGCGGACGGTCTGACTGATCCGGACACGGCCGACACGGTCAACGAGTCCGACCGCACCGACGGGCCGCCGCCGGTTGTCGAGGCGGGCCCGCGTGGCCCGCTCGTGAACATCGAGGAAGCGCTCGCGTTCGATCTCGACGAGCTGGTGGAGAAGCTGACCCGCGAGCTCCGGCACGTGGTGCTCTCCGACGGAATGAACGGAGGCTGGGATTGATGGTCGGGCTCATTCCAGGCGGGATGACGATCGTCTACTACGTCTCGCCGGACGGTGTGGTGATCCACCTGTCCGGCGGGACGTTGGCCGGCACGGAGGGCCTGGTCCTCGGTGACGGGCCGGAGGGCCTCGGGCACGCGGAGGCGGCGGCGATCTTCGACAACGCTGCCCGGATGGTCGGTGAGGAGTACGTGACCACCACGTACTCCAAGGGCTCGATCGACCTGCCGATCCACGTGTTCGGTCGGACGGTCGACGAGTTCCACCGTCGCCGAGACTGGCTGCGGGAGCTGATCACCCGGGACCGCCAAGGGTGGCTGTGCGTGTTCACCACCCTCGGGTGGCGGATGCTCGCGGTGCGCCGCGGGGCGATCAAGCCGTCCCTGAAGCGGGACCCGGCCGGCGCCACCGGCACGACGCTGTTCGTCCTGTTCTACGCGGACAACCCGCTCGCGCGCGCTGCGGACGGCGACGTCCGTGTGTGGGAGAACAAGAGCGGGCTGATCGCGAACGGGCACCGCGCGCTGTACCCGGGACGCGAGGTCGCCGGCTGGCCCAAGTTCACGTTCACCGGGCCGGGGCTGCTGCGTCTGCGCTACGACGGCGTCGACGGCCCCGTCGACCTGAAGTTCCCGCCTCTGTACGTAGGCGAGGAGTTGAAGATCGACACCGAGTACGGCATGCAGCGTTTGCGTGCGCGGGCGGCGAACGGCACCGAGCGGAACCTGTGGCCGCTCATGGGTGGGTCGATGGAACCGCAACCGATCCCGGCCGGCGTCGTGACGACGGTGAAGTTCTCCGTGATGGGCGGGTCGTCTGCGACGCGGCTGTGGGCGACGGTCCCGCGATGCCAGGAGGGACTGTTGTGAGCCGCAAGCTGTACGCGCAGATGTCCCAGGCGGAGGAGGGCGAGCGGCATGCCTACGCGCACCCGCGCGCCCGGATCCGGTTTCTGACCAAGCACATCGACATGTGGGGGCCGTGTGGGGACCACCAAGGCCTGACGTTCAAGCACAAGAAGCTGGCGCCCGGGTCTCTGTCGATCCTGGTCCCCGAGAACGAGCACTGGGTCGAGTACTTCTATGGGCAACCGAGGTACGCGACGCGGCCGATCGTCGTCGACTTGCCCGGCTATCGCACGGTCTGGCTGACGGTGAAGTTCGGACGGGTGCGGCGCCGCGGGAAGCGGTGGATCCAGGTCGAGGCTGTGCACGCGTTGAAACTGCTCGACCACATCCGCATGTGGCCGGCGTGGGAAGCGCCGGCGTGGCTGCAGCCGGAATCGACAACCGGGATCGGGCATCCGATCACCGTGCTCAAGGGTGAACTCGGGGGGCAGCTGTTCCGGCTGCAGGCTCCGGGCCGGTGGATACCTCGGTTCAACCTGTTCAACATGGCGACGTGGCAACGGAACCGAGAGTGGTTCTGGCCGTTGATGATCAATCCGCGCAACCGCAACCCGAAGAGCTCGAAGTGGGTGATCACCGACGCCCGCATGGACAAGTTCTCGGACGTGATGGTTGAGGTCTGCAAGACCGAGAACATCGTTCCGACGATCGACCTCTACATTCACGGCGAGGACGAGCAGCCGTTCCCCGAGCTGATCGAGCTCGACCGGAACACGCTGATCATCGATTTCATCGAGAAGGACCCGGACAAACCGGTGGCGCGCTACGCGGCCGGGAAGTGGTCGCCGGCATCCGAGGTCGAGCAGCTCGTGCACATTCCGATGGCCACCCGGATCACCGGCGGCGGGAAGTCCCCGAACTGGCTCAACGACCTGGTGGTCAACACGGGCAACTTCATCGCGGGCGCCATCGGTGTCGCGTTCGGCGTCGCAGGCCTGTCGCTCGGCGTGCTGACCGACCAGCTCAAGAACAAGTTCCTCGCGTTCGAGACCTGGGAAGACCGCAAGCTCGCTGAAGAGGCCGGGCCGCTGCGCTTCCACGAGGCCTTCGTCTCCGGCGCGAGCACCGCTCTGTCGTTGGACCTGGCGGCGGCGATGAAATCGACCGCATTCGATCACCGCGGCTACACCTCCCAGAAGATCGTCGTAGCCAACGGCACCGATGGGAACTACGTCGGCCGCGACCTCGAGATGGGCGACCAAGTCGAGTACGAGCTGCCCGACGGCACCATCGAGGTCGACTCGCTCGAAGAGATCAACTACGAGGAATCACCCAAGCGGATCGGATTCGAGCTCCAGATCGGGTCGGGCGACGCCGAACGCGAACCCGGATCGCTCGCCCTCGCGAAACTCCGCAAATTCACCAGCACCCTCACCCGCGCGGTCCTCGGCGGCTGACGCCGCCCGGTCCGCGTCCACGGAAGGACACCCCCATGACCGTCGTCATGCCACCGCGCCCCGATTTCCAGGAGATCGACCTGTACGGCGACTCCCGATCCTCCCGATTCGGGGCCGCCGTCCTGAACGCGTTGTGGCACACCGAGGAGGGCGACGCCAGCGCCGTCGCGCTCGCGCACTACTGCCGCAACCCGAAGAACAACGCGAGCTATCACGACATCGTCCGGGACAGGATCGTGTGTCACGTAGTCGACGACGATTTCGCGTCGTGGTCCGCACTGGCAGCGAACCCGTATACCTACAACCTGTGTTTCGCGGGCTCGCGCGCTGCATGGACCGAAGCGCAGTGGATGGCCCGCGCCGACGACATCCGCATCGCGGTCTGGCTGACGCTCGAGGTCGCCCGACGCAAGGGCACCATCGCGACCGAGATCATCGCGCTCGGCGGCGGCCGGTACCGCGGCCGGATGTCCGGCATCGCCGATCACTACTACGTCACCAAGGTCCTCGGGATCGGCAATCACACCGACCTCGGAATGAACTTCCCGTGGTGGTTCGCCGCGCAGGTCCTCGCCGAGTACCTCGCCCCGGCACCGCTGCCGGCGCCCGTGGTGCCCGCGATCGACGAGGAGATCCGCCGGATCCGCGAGGTGAACGACTGGCTCGGCGCCCGGATCACCGTCGGCGAGAACGACTGCCGTGGCGACCGCGGCGGTAAGTGGGTCAAGCTCGAGAACGGCCAGGCGTACTGGTCTCCGCAGACCGGTGCGAAGATCGTGCCGAACGCGTTGCTCGACACGTACGGCCTCTACGACTGGGAGGTCGGCCCGCTCGGCTACCCGATCGGCGACCACACCGTCCTCACCGAGCCCGCGACCGGGACGCCGTGGGGCGACGTCCAGCACTTCGAGGGCGGCACCCTGTACCGCCGCTATAGCGCTGACCGCGGCTGGTGGGTGCACGGACTGATCTATGCGACGTGGCGGCGCAGCGGGTTCGAGAACGGACCGCTCGGCTGGCCGACCTCGGACGAGGTCGAACTCGAGAACGGCGACCGGGTCCAGCACTTCGAAGGCGGCGACGTCTACTGGTCGCCGACCGGCACCGTCGCGCTCAAGCCGGCCGACGGCCCCGACCAGCATTTCCCGATCTCGCACTGACCCCGCGGGCGAGAGCATTCCGAAACCCATCCCGAGCCCCGGTCGACGCCGGGGCCCGGCCGTCGAAGGGACTTTCATGACCACCTCGGACGCATCCACCCCCGTCGGCGTCGAAGTCGTCGGCGCCCACTCGATCGACTCCCGCGCCTTCTGGCTCGACCTCACCGACCGCACCGTCCGGACGTTCCTGCAGAACGTCCTCGTCTTTCTTGGCGTCGGCACGACGATCCTCGAGGTGTCCTGGACGACCGCGCTGTCGTCGGCCACGCTTGCCGCGCTCGTCTCGTTCCTGCTGGCGCTGTCGACCGCGACCGCCATCAGCTCGGGCAACTTCCTCATCGACCTCGCCGACCGCGTCGGCCGAACGTTCGTCGGCGCCCTCGTCGGCGCGATCCCCGCGACCGGCACTCTCTCCGACATCGACTGGAACGCGGCACTGTCGATCGCCGCGACAACCGCGGTGGTCTCGGCGATCACCTCGGTCCTGTCGATCAATCTCGGTTCCGTGAAGGGTGTCCCCTCTCTCGCCCCGGTCCGGCCCGAGCTGCTCATGCAGGACACCACAAGCAACTCCGGCATCGAGGTCACCCTCGCCGCCGACGCCGATACGGAGCAGGCACTGTCCGCGGCGAAGGCTCAGCTTCGGCGCCTCGGCGTCGACTACGAGGGGTAGCCGATGGGCTTGAATGCGGTAGACGCTGCAGCGCTGCTCGCAGCCTCGGGCGCGAGCGGCATCATCGGCGCCGTCGTCAACGGCATGTTCGCGCGCCGAGCGACCACCGCAGCCGCCGCGAGAGACGCCGCCGAAGCATCGAAGGCCGCGGCCGAAGCCTCTCGCGCCGGCACCGAGGAAACGAAACTCGACGCCGAAGCCGCAGAGATCATCGCCGACACCGCGGTGCGTCTCGTCGCGCCGCTCGGCGAGCGTGTCACGCGGCTCGAGACCGAGGTCGGCGAACTGCGAACGGAGAACGCAGAGATCAAGGCGGAGAACGCCGACATCAAGTCCGAGAACGCAGAGACCCGAACACTGCTCACCTCGGCCCTCGACTTCATCCGGACGCTCCTCGAGTGGATCGAGGCCCGGATACCGGGCCAATCGCCGCCCGAGGTGCCCGCGAATCTGCGAAAGGAGGTGCACGGTGACGTCCACTGACCGTCCCGACGCCGCGACGACCGACAGCGACCGCGCCGACGTCTTCGAACTGGACGACCCACTGGTCGCTGACCTGTCGAATTTCCTGCTCTCCGCGCCACTGTCCGACGGGACCCGTACGCGGATGTATCCCGGGAACGTCGAGCTCGTCTCGCAGGCTGTCCTGAACTGGCTCAACGGCCTGGTCTACGACGGCGGTGAGTGGGTTCCCCGCGCGCAGATCGAGGTGATCCCGGATTTCGGTGAGGTCGAGACGACGACGCTCAGCGACGGCGAGGCCGTCAAGATGCGGCACCTTCCCACGGGTGTCGTCGCGATCGGTGTGGACGCCCACGAGGCGTGGAAGCAGCTGCGATGCAAGGTTATGGAGGTGACAGGCGATGCCTGAGGATCCGATCGAACGGCTCAACGCAGACATCGAGGTGTACGGCATCCCGCAGACGCCGGGGATGCCACCGATGACGGAGTCGTTCCTGCACATCCGCCGTCGGCAGGACGGCGCGGTCGAGCGTGCGGTGATGGGTCTGCCCGCCTATCAGGGTGAGCCCGGCGAGCGTGGGCCCGCCGGGATGGTGCACCAAGGCACCCGCACGCTCGCGGAACTCGAGGGATACGCGATGACCCTCGGTGAGAACGAACTGAACTTCACCTACCGGTGCGCCGGCACGACCGACCTGTGGGTGTGGACCGGGAAAACGTTCAAGGTGTACGAGAACGCATTCGGCGCACGGGGTGAGGCGGGTCCGGCGCCAGTGATGCAGGGCGGCAGCGTCACCGTCGGTGGCGAGCCGGTCGAGGGTGACGCCGGCGTCCGCGTCACCGGCGACCTCGGCGGCCCCTACACCGTCGGCCTCGACCTGCCCGAGCTGCCGCCCGGCCCGCCCGGCCCGCCCGGACTCTCGGGCCCGATCTACACCTCGGTCGACGTCGACCAGACCACGCCGCCGGCCGACGGACAGATTCCCGTCCACGACGCCGCATCGGGAAAACTGGTGTGGCGGGACGCCATGCTGCCCACCGAGGAGTACGTGGTCGGCGCGGAAGCCTTCCCGACGGTGAACAAGAACGCTGCTGACGTCCAGCACGTTCTGGTGTCCGTGGTCATCCCGGCTCGCCCCTACCTGTACCGGCCGGACATCTCCGGGGGCGTCGATATTCGCCGCATGATCGGCCAGCAGATCGACGTCGCCGTGGTGATGGGCGACCCCAACGGGGGCGAGGTGATCGGGTACGGCCGCGGTGACGCTCCGGACGTGATCGGCGGCTGGTGGCATGTCCGCGTGGGCTCGTACTCCCCGATCACACTTAACCCGGGGATGCGGGACGGCACCGTTCCACCCAACACCGAGATGACGTTCCACATGGTCGCGTTGCGGCGCAGCGGCGGCGGCAGTTGGGGCACGCGGAACAACTACGCGCAGTTGCGAATCCGTCTGCAGCGAGTCGTCTGATGGCCGAGCTACGGATCCTCCCGAAGCCTCTGGTGCGTCGCCCGAACACGATCGACAACCTCGAGTACCTCCGCGAGTTCGGCCAGACCATGGAGTCAACCCGGGAAAATGTCGCGCTACTCAACGGTGTCCGCGGGTTCGCGGCCGCCTACATGACGAAGAACGTCAACATCGAGTGGAGTTTCGGGTCCAACGTCCGCAAGTTGCCATTCGACGCGCCCTTCGGCGTGGAGCCGAAGGGCGCTCGAGTGGACCCGTCCGGGCACATTGTGTTCGACGAGGCAGGCCTATGGTCGTGCACCGCGATTACTCGCGCACGGAAGACGGACTACAGCGGCAACGACGGCGTGGTGCTGTACCTCTCGGTCCGCCGACCGGACGGCTCGATCTACGACGAGTTGCAGGACGACAAGCAACTCGGAAACAAGAGCGGATCGCTGATCCTCACCGCCCCTTTTCTCGTTCCCGAGCCTGGCTATCAACTCCACGCCCTCGTGTGGTCCGGGAAGTGGCGGTGGTTTGACGGCGGCACCCGCTTCTCCCGCCTTTTCGCCGTCAAGCACGACAACCGACCGACCAACCCGGGACAGGAGACGGTGCCCGATGAGTCCAATTGAGTTCCAGCACATCACTGGCGCGTGGATGATCACCGACTACGACTCGCGTGACGACCAGGACGCGCTGCCCGAGCAGCAGGCGCTGAAGGGAACATGCACTTTCCGGGCGCGGTTCGATCCGAGTGATCGCGCCGCGGCGATCCACGTCCCGGACCCCGCGGGTAGTTACCTCTTGTCGGTGCGGGAGATGGTGTTCCCGATCGTCCACGGCAGGCTGATCGACCGCGAGGCCCGCGACGGTGTCATGCTCCCCGCCGTGATCGGTGGCGTCCCAATCGTCTGGACCGCGACACCCGAACTGCAGGAGGACCCCGGCACTGGGATCCAGGGCGCGCGGGTACCGGCAAACGCCATCGTGTTCGGCCCCGCCGATCCGGACGCTGCCGGCGACCGCCGGATCAATCTGGCGGACGTCGCGGACACGAACATCGACTACCCCGAACCGGTCGTTTCCCGTGTCGCTGTCCTGGTGAAACAAGCCATCGATGCCCGCGACGAAATCGACGGCTTCGTGCAGTACATCACCGACGAGGTGGTGCCGGACATCGCTTCGAAGGCAGAGGCTGCCCGCGAACATGCCGAGCAGGCAGGCCGGTACGCCCAGCAAGCGTTCGAAGCGATCCCGCCCGCGACCGACACGCAGCTCGGCAAGATCAAGCTGCGCGGTGACCTCGGCGGCACAGCAGAAGAGCCGACGGTCCCCGAGCTGTCCGGCAAGCGAGACGTCGTGGCTGGGACGAACCGTGTCTACACCACTGACGGCAGCGGAACGCAGTCGAATGTCCCGTACAGCAGCTCCGCGACGGCGACGACGATCATGCTCCGAGACACCTCGGGGCGCACGAAGGTGGCATCACCGTCGGCGGCGACCGACGCGACGAACAAGGACTACGTCGACACGGGCTTGGCGAAGAAGGCGAACCTGGGGCCCGACGGCAAGATCGTGCAGGCGGAACTCCCCGCGATCGCGATGGTCGATTTCCTCGGCAACGTCGCCTCCGAGACGGCGATGCTCGCACTGGTCGGGCAGCGCGGCGACTGGTGCAATCGCACCGACCTCGGTACCGAGTGGCAGTTGATCGCCGAACCGTCCTCGCAAAAGTCGTCGTGGATGGAGAAGATCTATCCGGCATCCGACGTCCGGTCCGTCAACGGACGCAAGGGTGCGATCGAGCTGTCGAGCCTCGATGTTCTCGACTCCACTCCGACCGGCCGGGCGTTGATGAAGGCTGACGATCAGGCCTCGGCGCGGGCTGTGATCGACGCCGCGTCGCAGGCGTACATGATCGCGCTCGAGCAGACCCTCGACGCCTACTTCAATGCGCTGAATCTGCGAGACGCCGGCGCGTGGTCGCCGAGCACGGGCTACGACGTCGGCCAGGTCGTCACCTATAACCACGGCCGCTACTACTGCCGTGACGGGCACGGGCCTTCGGCTACCTTTCCGGCGGCGAACTATGTGTGGATCGGGGCGGCGATCGTCGCAGCGACGTCGGACCCCGGTGGCGGCCGACTGTGGGTGAAGATCTGATGGCGATCGAGTTCGTCGGTGCGACGAACGCGTCGACGGTTGGCATCAACGTCGTGGCCGCGTTACCGGCGGGGGTGCAGTCGGGCGACGTGCTGGTGATGGTGATCCGCTCGTGGCTATCCGTCCGGACGAGTGGTCCGGTCTACGGTGTGACGGACGAAGGTTGGACGCTTCGCTTGATCAACGCTGATCGAGGTAGCAACAACCACCTTTACGTGTTCACGGGCATTGCGGATCGTGCAGACCCGTACACCCCGGTGGTCTACTTCGGCGCGAACGGCAACCACCACGTGAATCTGCTCGCGTTCCGCGGCGTGGACCAAGTCAATCCCGTGAACGCTGTGGCGCAGGCTTACAGCGCATCGGGAGCGAACAACATAACCCCGAGCGTCATTACAACCGTGCCGGACTGCATGATCGTGCGCGCCGTCGCGGCCGGCTTCTCCCTCAGCAACGGCTCGTGCACGTGGGTCAACACAGTCGATGAACTCACCGACACACGGTCCAGTGCCGGCTACTCGTACATCTCTACCGCCGCCAGCATGTCGGGGCCGTCGCCAGGTCCGGTCGGCACCGCGACGGCAACCTACTCGACCGCCGGGTACGGGATCATGGCGACGATCGCTCTCGCGCCGAGACCAACCTCCCGTCTGCACATCGGCAGCACCCCCGTGCCGCTGATGCTCGGAAGCACCGAGCTCGAGATCCTCGGACCGTGAACGACGAAGCCCCAACCATCCGGAGTTGCCGGATGGTTGGGGCTCTTCGTCGTTTCAGGCGGGCAGGCGGCCGTCGCTGTGATTCACCGCCTCCCCGCGTGGTGCCGAGCCTCGTCGGGGGATGGCTCGGGCACCACGGAAACAGGCCATAACGGCCATGCAGGCGGTCTCGCGGGGAGTGTGCGCCACCCTCTCACCAGCTGCGATGCATTTTGCGGGCCCGTTGAGATACTCAACCCACTGCTGCCGTTTGAGGGAGGGGGACCGGCGGCTGCGACGGCCAGATTCGCGCCACGCCTTCCCCTGCATCTCGGCGATTCCCGCAGTCGTCACTAACCTGTCGGTGTAGCGTGCTGTAAGACGTAGAGCATTCGAACATGCGTGCGAACGAACGGTAAGGGTTATGGCGGACAAATCTGCAATCGAGTGGACCGAGGCGACATGGAATCCCGTCACGGGATGCGACCGGGTCTCCGCCGGCTGCGACAACTGCTACGCCATGACGCTGGCCAAGCGCCTCAAGGCAATGGGTGCAGAGAAGTACCAAACCGACGGCAACCAAAAGACATCCGGCCCGGGCTTCGGCGTGGCCATCCACTCGCAAGCCCTTGACCAACCTCGACGCTGGCGGCAGCCTCGCGTCGTGTTCGTCAACTCGATGAGTGACCTTTTCCACGCGAAGGTCCCAATCGGCTTTGTCCGCGATGTTTTCGACGTCATGCGGGATACGCCACAACACACCTACCAAGTCCTTACAAAACGCTCCTTGCGTCTGGCGCGAATTGCCGACCGGCTCGACTGGCCGTCGAATGTCTGGATGGGCGTCTCGGTCGAGAACGCCGAGGTCTTGGATCGGGTTGACCACCTGCGCCAAGTTCCCGCGGCCGTTCGATTCTTGTCGTGTGAGCCTCTCCTAGGTCCACTCGATGGTGTCAATCTGGAGGGCATTGGCTGGGTGATAGCGGGCGGCGAATCTGGACCAAATTACCGACCCATGCAACTTTCCTGGGCGCGCGGGATCCGCGACGCATGCATGGACGCCGACGTCCCTTTCTTCTTCAAGCAGTGGGGCGGACGAACACCGAAGGCGTTTGGCCGCGAACTGGACGGACAACTCTGGGACGAGATGCCGCCAGCCCGCGCACTCTGAAGTTTACGGAAATCTATACGGCTCAACCGGAGGCATGAGAGGTTCACGCACAGTCGTACAAGTCATAAGAGTTCCGATCTCTTCTGCCCCAAAAAGCGAAAACTCGCCAGCATCCTCTTCTCGCTCGAGCCTTTTGGCCGCCTTACTCATGTTGCGCATATTGGCCAGCGCGACTCCATGCTTCGAGAAGACACTGTTCATAATGTGAGCACCGGTGTCGTTCGATGTTGCGAAAATGACTGTATAGATTGGATTCCCATTCTCGTTGGTAAATTCCAGAGGCAAAGTCGTCTTGTAGCCGAGCACCCGCTCCAATCGCCACCTCATCAGATTCACCAACTCGCCCCTGAACGACGCCCCGCTCAGCGATCCAGCTTCCCGCGCGCGCCAGAGTTCTCGCCACTGGGCAGTTCCGTACATACGGTCGATTCGGTCCGCGTACTCCTGAACCCGCTTGACTGCCGCTTTATCAGGCTCGTCTCCCAACCCCAACCCTCTTGGAAGCAGCCCGTGCCCGAAGTACAACCAGAGCTCCACCTTGAATCCTCGCTTATTCCGCCGGAAGCGCGACAGATACTCCAACGTGTCCCAGGAGATTTCAGCAGAGAACTGGTCGACCATTGCGAATACGGCAGCGTAGCGGGGCCAGTCGATACTCAGCGTCTTCAGATATCCCGGAATTTCGACGTTACAGTCGCCGCGAAGAACCTCAAGTGAACGGCCAGGGTACTGGGCCCTGAGTTCCATCTCCAGGTTTGCCGCGGTGGTCTGTTGCATTTCGCATAGCACAACCCGACTGAAATGCGGGCTTACCGACAGTGCTCGATGTCCCGAGCTACGGATCACATCGCCAGTACCGCGTTCAAAGTTCTGCGAGGCGCCAGCGAAGAGATCGAGGTACAGCGTCTTCGTTGAACTCGACGCGCGAGTGAAGGCCGCAAGATAGTCCTCCAGCGCCTCAAGCTTGATTCTCGACCACGGTCCCCAGCCCCTGCCAGCGCTCACGCTGCCCCCTCGCTCAGATCACTCCAGATGCGGGGATAGTAGCCACCGAAACCGCTGGACACGAGAGACTTCGCCCATAGCGCAACTCTGACCATCCGGGCGTCAGTCGTCCGGCGTTTGTGGGGGCGGCACCGCGCGTTCGCTCAGTACGCGGTGCCGCCCATTCTGCCAGGGCGCACAGTCCGCCGCGGTATGCGATCCCAGGCTTGCGGCCTCAATTCGGATGCGCTGCCGTCGAATTGCTGGATGGCGCGCCTGTGGCTAGGCCGCTTCTTCGACGGTACGCGCGTCGAGTTCCACCCGGAAGGCCCTGTGCCGTGGTCGATGATGTCTGACGCGATCAGCTCGGCGGCCGATACTGCCCGTAGACACCCCCGCTGTCGCCCTCGAGGTAGAGCTCGTTCTCGCGCTCGGCGCGTGCCGCGATCTCGGCGGCGACGGCCGCCGAACGTCGACGCCGAAGTCCAGCGAGATACAGGCCGGCGACACCACCGACGATGACCCACACGAGTGCGCCGCCGTACGCGCCAATTGCGACGCATCCGATCAAGCCGAGGGCTGCGACCGCGAGGACGATCCACGCTACGACATCACCGATGTTCGACTGCTTCATTCGCGCTGCATCACGGCCACTTGGCATCATCGGTTCGGTCCTTTCGTAGCGGGATGACGTTGTCGCTACCGACGGTGTGCAGGTCGGTCCGTGCGCCGCGGCCGGGTCGGTGCGCGTTCCATTCGTCGATCGTGGCGGGCAGCCACCCGCGCGTGGTACCGCGCGGGAGGCTCCCGTCTTCGTTGACCGGGCCCGTGATTGCGTCCGGTGGCGGCAACTTGTACCGGCTCAGGCTGGGCGGTTTCACGCCGATCCGTTCGGCCACCTGGTTCGCCGATAGGTAGTGCGCCGGGTCAGGCATGACGCCGGGCCTGCCTGACCGTGATCCCGATGACGGCTGCCCAGATGGCGAGCGCGCTGGCGGTCGCGACCGGGCCCCATCCGTTTCGGACGCCGTAGGCGATCCATCCGCCGCTTGCGACTGCGAGTCCCACGGCCGGGGTGATGTACTTCCGCATTGCTCGTTCCTTTCCCGAGGTGGGATCCTTGGGTGGGACCGGGTCCAGGAGTTGCTATCGACATCTCCTGTCCCCGGTCCCTTGGTTCTATTTCCTACGCTTCCGGTGTCGGCCTTTGCGCTTGCGGCGCTTCAGGGTGTTCCGGATCTCGTCTTTGAAGGCGAGCACCACCGTGATTCCGGTGGAGGCGAGGAAGTATAGAAACGCTTCCAAGCGATCCCCTCTCTGTAGTTGTTGTGTGTACCGGCTGGCTTGCCGGACAACCCATACTATACATGGTGCTTATGTTACGTGCAATCATTTTCGGCAGAAACGACGAACGCCCCGCAGAAGCGGGGCGTCTCGTCAGCGTCGCTCAGCCCTTGCCTGGGCAGCGGTACTCGGTCGCCGCGCTCACAAGCTCACGCATCTTTCCAACGGGAGCCCCCATATCGTTCGCCAGCGATTGAGCAGTCTCCTCTGCGGTGTCCCCCGCCTCGAAGGACATGCACACAAGATTGGCCAGCATCTGCGCTTCCGTCGTGGTTGCAGTCTCACCGACGATGCTCGAAGCGCGCTTCGCGAAGGCCTCGGCTTCGTCGGGGCGCTCGGCGACCTGATTGCGGGCACCCTCGTCCAGCATCGACCCGAAGTCGCGCGCCGCAGCGCTCGGCGATGCCGCTGCAGCTGACGGATTCGAGGACATCGGGGATTCCGTTGCGGCCGAGTTCGTGAGCGGCACCGTGAAATCGCCTCGCCAGATGATCGACCCTACAGAGAGCGTCGCGTCCCTCATATCGTCCATCGACACCTTGTAGCCCTCGCGGACGACACGACTACCGCCCGGGGGGATGTTCCCGTTGACGCCGTCGCCGAGCTTGTCGCTGAAACTGACGATCCGCTCAGCGGGCAACCCTCGTGGCCCGTGCGAGAGTTGCGGCGTCGGCCAGTTGTAGTCCTCGAAGGTCTTGTCGGAATCGTTCCGGAGGTCGATCGTGACGACGACCGCGGGGCCGTAGGCAGTATCGACAGCGGAGACGTCGGTGATCTTGGTGGCGATTCCATACGTCTCGCTCGTGGCTTCTTCGGACGGCTTGCGCACGCCGGCGCCAGCGGTCGTTGTCGTCGTCGTTGTACTGATGCTCACAGCCGAGGTGATAGCGGCCTCCTCGGTCGATTTCGAGTCCGAGCTGGAGCACCCTCCGAGCACCAGCGCGGCAGTAGCAGATAGGGCAATGGTGGCGATTGTCCGTTTCATGCCCGGCAT